TAACGCATAAAAAAATAGTTTACTATTGCTGCGAAGTCCGCACAGGCAAAACAGCGATTGCGTTGGAAACTTGTAAACTCTTTGGAGCTAAAAAAGTATTATTTGTGACTAAGAAAAAAGCGATTTCGAGTATTGAGAGAGATCACTTTAATTTTGGTTATGAATTTGAAATTGTAATTATAAACGATCAAAGTTTACATAAAATTGACGATAATGATTTTGACTTAGTCGTTTCGGATGAGCATCACAAATATGGAGCGTTTCCAAAACCGAATAAAGTCGCTCAGCTATTTAAAAAACGTTATTCTAAATTGCCAATGATTTTCTTATCCGGAACTCCAACTCCAGAAAGTCACTCGCAATGGTTTAATCAATTTTGGGTTTCCGATTACTCTCCATTTAAACAATATACAAACTTTTATAAGTGGGCGATTGATTATGTAGACGTAAAAGAGAAACGCTTAGGCTACGCCGTTATAAAAGACTACTCTCAAGCCAAAGAGTCATTAATCAAAAGAGTAATTCAAAACTATTTATTGACTTTTACTCAAGCTCAAGCCGGTTTCACGACCTCAGTTAACGAAATGATCCTCGAATGTGAGATGCAACCGATAACAAATTTGATAATTAACAAGCTCAAAAAGAATTTAGTTGTTAAAAATACCGACGGCCAAGTTATTCTCGGAGATACCGGAGTTAAATTGATGCAGAAAATTCACCAACTAAGCTCAGGAACTTGTAAATTTGAGGACGGAACTAGTAAAGTAATTGATTTGTCAAAGGCGAATTTTATCCTTGATAAATTTACAGGGGTAAAAATAGCTATTTTTTACAAGTTTAAAGCCGAATATATCGCTCTTAAATTAGTTTACGGAGATTTGCTTACAGATAAGGTCGAGGAGTTTGACAACACGAACAAATGTATTGCGTTACAAATCGTCTCCGGACGTGAGGGAATAAGTTTAAAAAATGCTAAATACTTAGTCTATTATAATATCGATTTTAGCGCAACGAGTTACTGGCAAAGCCGAGATCGTTTGACGACAATGCAACGACAATCAAATGAAATCTTTTGGATATTTAGCAAAGGAGGGATCGAACTTGACATTTATAAAACGGTATTAAAGAAAAAAGATTATACTTTGAAAATTTTTAATCAAAATAATTTGCATATAATAAAATAATATTATTATATTTGTACAACCGCCAAAGTAAAGTATTTAATAATTCCCTTTTCTTTTGCGCTTGGCGGTAGCAATCGAGGAGGGTTTATTTTTTATAATATGGAACATTTAATCGTTAAAAATCAAAAAATTGCAATTCATTTATTGCCTCAGGTTGGAACTTCCGGCCGTGAGTTTCGAATGATTGGAACTCATAAAAATTTAGAGATGCCAGAGAAGTGGAGCAATCAAAAAAAATCAATGTCAAATCATTATATTTATACTTTTAAATATTTAGATAATGGAGAATTTTTTGAAATGGAGTTTGACTATAACGATAACTTTGTAAAAAAGATATGAATTTAATCTTAGCAATTTTAGTATATGAATTTATCCGGCCTAATATTATTTGGCTTTGGTATTATATTATAAAACTATTCTCAAAATGAAAGGCAAAAAATATATACCTAAGAACGATGACTTAATACGAATTATTAATTTTGTCACCTGGTTGCGATTGGAATGCGATTTTAATTCAATATACCTTTGGGACTACAAAGGTAAAAATTTAACCATTGAGGAATTATTAACTATTTATCAAAAAAAATATGAATAACAAAGAGGAATTAATTATAGAAATAATGGCTTGGATCTCAGTTATCACGTTAGCCGTTTCGTTAATTATAATAATGACAGCGTAATAATTTTGTCAGGTAAATGATGGAAAAAACTTGACATTTTAAAATTAAAACCAAATGACAGAGCAGCAAATTCAAACTAAGATAAAAAAGAAACTCCAGGCGCAAGGGTATTTTGTAACCAAACTAATAAAGACCTCAACAAATGGCATTCCGGACTTATTAGCTATCAAAGACGGCCAGGCTACTTTTATCGAAGTAAAAAAAGAAAATGGTATATTGTCACCTTTACAGGAATTAAGGCTCTCAGAGCTTAAAAAACACGGCTGTTTTGTCTATGTTTGGAGTGATTGGAATGTTGAATTTAAAAGTAAATAAATATGCTTACAATTACAAACGAAGATAATATGGAGCTAATGGCTCGTTATCCGGATAACTATTTTGATTTGGCGATTGTAGATCCTCCTTATGGTATTGGCGAAGACGGAGCGAAAAATCATTCTAGAGGCAAAGCCACAAAGCCTACAATGTACACAGCAAAAAATTGGGACAACTTTGCTCCTAATAAAAATTATTTTATTGAATTATTAAGAGTTTCTAAAAATGTTATTATTTGGGGAGCTAATCATTTTATTGAAAATATACCAAATCAAAACTCATCGAGTTGGATTGTGTGGGATAAACAAAACGGAGATAATGATTTTGCCGATTGTGAACTCGCTTGGACTAATCATAAAACAAGCGTGAGAAAATTTCAATTTCGTTGGGCTGGAATGCTTCAAGGCGATATGAAAAATAAACAAATTAGAATACATCCAACTGAAAAACCTTACCAATTATATAAATTTTGCCTCGATAAATATGCAAAGCCAGGAGATAAAATCCTCGACACTCATCTCGGTAGTGGCTCAATCGCTATCGCTTGCCATGATTATGGCTTTGATTTAACAGCTTGCGAGCTTGACAAGGAATATTTTAATAAGGCAATGGAACGCATAAAAAACCACACAAATCAAACAAAATTATTCTAAATTTGTTACAAAATAACTTTTTGTAGTTATATTAATATATTTACTATATTTGTCAAATGATAAAACCTTATACAATATCGACTCAAATGTGGTTGGAACAGGAAGACGACAATCTCGGGCTCAACGGATCGTTTGTGGATTTTAGAGTCAACGTCGATAGTATTGACGGATATTGGATTGAGTCACCGGACGAAATAGTTATAATTGTTAGAGGAACGGCTTACTATATCGAAAACGAGACTCACGTTTTGCATTTTTTAAGTGAGTTTTTTAATCCGATGCGACTTTGATAATTAACGAACTCGCTAAAAAAGACGCTCAATGGCGAAAAATGGCTTTACAGATTTGTAAATGCAAAGACTTAGCGGACGAGTTGACTCAAAACATGTATATTAAATTAAGCGATAGGACGACAATGGTTTCCGACGGCTATATTTTTGTAACTTTGAGATCATTATTTTATGACTCTCTAAAAAATAACGATATTTTAATTGACGATTTTAGTAAATTTGAAATTGAAGACGAGGAATATAACGACGGAATTGATTATAAAGAACTTTCCAAAGGTTTAACCTGGTACGAAAGGACTTTATTTGAACTCTCAACGCTACACGGCCAACGAGAACTCGCTAGACAAACCGGAATACACATTCAAACTATTCACCGGGTTAATAAAATGGTAAAAAATAAACTAAATGGCAAAAAAAAGGACTAAAAAAGAAATTCAAGGGCTTGGAGACGTTGTCGCCAATCTAACCTCAGCGGTTGGAATTGAGCCTTGTTTAAATTGTAAGGAGAGACAATTCTCTTTAAACCGATTATTTAACTTTAAAAAGGTTAAGTCTGAAATGACTCCAATTGACAAAGAACATTTTACTCTATTTTTAGAGGCAAAAGGTCAAAGAGTAATCGAGGGAAAACGTACTGAGTTAGTTTTCGAGGACGTTGACTATTTAAACGGACTTTATAAATTCTATTTTGGCATCGACAATTCAAATTGTCCGAATTGCTCCAAAGTTCACGAAACGATTATCAAAGACTTATTTAAATTATATAGTTTTGAAAGTAACTAAAAAACAACAACAAGCCGAATTTTATAAATTCCTCGATGCTGTAATTGAAAACGCACCAGCAGACCTCTCAGTGAACGAAATTTGGATGCCGGACAACTTATTCAAGTTATTAAAAACAAAGTCTTACAAGGGGTTTAAAATGTTTACGTCGATGTTTTTAAAAGATAACGAGGTAATTTTAGGGAGATATAATGGAAACGCTCAAATTAATTAATTAATTTAGATTAATTATGGATAAAAGAAAATTAAACGGAGGTCATTCAACCAAAGCGATTAGAGTTGACGATAAGCGTTTAATGACAAAGTCCGAGATGCAGGATACTTACGAGCGATTGAAACCTTTTTTGCCGGAGGCGATATTACAACTCGAGGCAGCGATGCAAGCCGGAGAGAAGTGGGCGATTGAATTGTGGTTTAAATACTTCTTTGGAATGCCAAAGCAAACAATCGACCAGCATATAAGTATTGAGAAACCTATTTTTAATTCCTTAGACTTAGATGTTCCAGAAAACGACGGCTCAGAGTAAAATTGCCAAACTAAGAAAACGAGTTAGGATTGTTCAAGGTGGGACGAGTAGTTCCAAAACGTTTTCGATATTGCCCTTACTTATTACTTACGCTATTGAAAATCCATTTTCGGAAATATCAATAGTTAGTGAGAGCATTCCCCATTTAAAACGTGGAGCTTTAAAAGACTTTCAAAAGATAATGCTCCTAACTGACAATTATAAGGATCAAAATTTCAATCGGTCGTCACTTAAATATACATTCTCAAATAATAGCTATATTGAATTTTTTAGCGTCGACCAACCTGACAAGCTCAGAGGTGCGAGACGTGATATTCTATTTAT